CAAGAACAGATGGCGATGCTTCAAATGGTCTTGCAGAAACAAGAGCAAGTATTGGGACAGATGGGGCCATCTAACCCATTGGTCAGCATGGGACAGTACCGCAACACGCTCGGTCGGATGGTGGAAGCTGCAGGGTTCAAAGACAGTGCTGAGTTCTATAAAGCTATTCCTCCGGAACTCGATCAGCAATTGAGCGCACCTCCGCAACAGCAAGCCCCGCAGATGACTCCGGAAGCACAAGCGGCAATGGCAAAGGCTCAAGCGGATATTGAGGTTGCAAGGGAAAAAGCTGCTGCTGATATTCAGTTGGCAAGGGAGAAAGCGGCGGCTGATATTCAGTTACAGCGAGACAAGTTCCAAGCTGAGATGGTATTCAGAAAGCAAGAGTTTGAAGCAGAGGCCCAATTGAAAGCAATGAAGGTCGGAGCAGGAATTACCTCTAACATTGAGATTCCGGGGTAATCATGCAAATAATATTTGGGAATTGATATGGCAAAAACTCTTTATATCTATAACCCAGTAAATAACACAGTATCTAAAGATGGAGAAACGAGACCATACTTAGGCGGTGTTGGTTTTGATGCGCCTACAGTTCAAAGTGGTGGAGGTGGTCTTTTTGGGGCTATTAGCAATGCCGTTACAAATGTATTTCAACCTGTTGAGCAAGTTGTTAATCAAGCTGCCGTACAACTAGATAAAGATTTAAGCCTATCTCAAAACGCACCGTTATTGGCGGCAATTGCTTTAAGTGTGGCTGCGCCGGGGGTTGGCTCTGCTATTGGTCAACAAATGATAGCGGCGGGTTTGATTCCGGCGGCTACATCTGCGGCTGTGGCAACGGCAATTGGTACGGGTGTGGCTAACGCTGCCCTACAAGTTGCACAAGGCAAATCAGCGGAGGATGCTTTAAAGGGTGCTGTAGTCGGTGGATTGGTGGGTTTTGCTGGTGGACAAGTTGGCGACTATTTGGTGGCTGACCCCGGCGCGGTGAAGAACTTTGTCTCAAGCACAGCGGCTAACATGATTTCGGGTAAAGACCCCGAGACTGCTGCAAAGACTGCGCTTGTGCAAACGGGCATTCAAGGCACAGCGAATGCAATCTCTCAAGCACAAGCCGAGAAGTATCTTGAGAATCTTCCCATTCCCGACTATTTGGATGCTGGCCCTGCACCAACTAGCGCAGACACAATAGCTGCATATCCGGAGACAAATCCGAATCTAGTTGAGACAACGCTACCAAATCTAACACCAGATCAAATAGATGCGGCACTAAGCAATCTAACGGGTGGGTACACGCTTGGCGGTACGACTGAGGGCATTAGTGCAACATTGCCAAACACAATGGTAACGGGCACAGAACCCATTGATTACACATTAAATGTCTTAACGGGTGGTGAGGGTTTGACTACGCCAACAAGCCCTAATTTAGACATTATGGGTGGTGGTCAAGGACTAACCGGCAATTTGACTGGTGGAGTAGTGGGAGAAGGTGGACTCACGCCAACGGGTAATGTGACGCTTGGCGACCCAACTTCATACATCAATACTGGTGCGCCGGTAACGACAAATAAAACCTACACCTACGATGATGGAAGCACTCTCACGGTAGACAAAGATGGTACGCCGATTGATTACACGGAAGCTACCGACACGCTATATGAGGGGCCGGTAGAAACACCTTCTAGCCCACTCACAAGGTCTCAAATTGAGGGGTTAATCAAACTTGGGTTGGGTATTTACGGCGCAAGCAGAGTGAGTGATGTAGTAAGGGATGCAATATCTAGCGGCAGTGATGCAGAAACACCGCAAAGCGGTTTCCCATTCACTCCGAGCGACATATCCGGATGGGCACGACCCGAGTACACAAAGACATGGCAAGCCCCAATAGACATAAACTCACTGTTTACCACTGACAATCTGTTAGGTGGCACACAATGGGCTGGACTGCAAGGCAACCAATTCGCCAATACCCCGCAAGTATCAATGTCAGACTTCATATCGAGTATCCAAAATGGAAAAGTTTGAACTTGCCAAAAATCTGCTATCCGATGAGTTCTTCTTAGAAGAAATGGAAGCATTAAAGCAATCTGAATTGCTGAATATAGTTAACTCTGCGCCGGAAGATATTGAAGCGCGAGAACTTGCATATTTAAAAATTCATGCTTTACAATCAATTAAAGGCCACTTTGAATCAATCGCATCTACGGGGCTAATTGTGAAGAAGCGGTGGAAGATTTTGTAATCGTTGATTACACCGTGGCACTCGGTAAGTGCTGACAAAATGGGTTAGAAATGAGTGATAACACGGCTCCGCAAGGAAGTGAATCGCTGAATGTGGAACAAGCTGCTTCTGCATTCTTTGGGTTAATGGACTCTGAACCGAACGCCGAAGGCCAAGTCGAACAGAGTGCAGATTCAGAGAATGATGATGGCGTTGATTCCGAGTTGGTGGATTCTGAAGAAGGTGAAACAGAGCGCACAAGCACTTTTCGAGTCAAAGCGGCTGGAGAAGAACGCGAAGTAACTCTCGATCAACTTATTGAGGGCTATCAACTTGGGGCCGACTACACAAAGAAAACCCAAACGCTTAGTGAACAACGCCGCGCTGTGGAAGCAGAACGGTCGAAGATTGACGAAGCAAACAAGGTAAGAGATCAGTATGCTCAACGCTTGCAGATGATGGAACAATTCCTAAGTCAGCAAACGAAGGGCGAGAATTTGGATGCTCTTAAGGAAAGCGACCCAATCGGGTATGCGGTTAAGGTAGCAGAACAGCAGCAACGCAAGGAACAACTTGCGGTCTTGAAGGCAGAACAACAACGCATTGCTCAACAGCAACAAGCGGAACACTCTGAGAAACTTCAAAGCCATATTGCTCAAGAAAGCCAAAAACTTTCTAGTTCTATACCCGGATACGCAGACCCAAAGGCTGGCGACCAAATCCGCAAGGATATTCGGGACTACGCCAAGTCGATAGGGTGGACTGACCAAGAGTTAGCCAATGTCTATGATTCTCGTGCTGTATTGAGTTTGTATCACGGTATGAAGTATTCCTCTTTGCAAAAGGGCAAGCCGGAGTTATCCAAAAGGGTAGCCGAAGCACCCCGAATGATGAAAAGCGGAGTATCTGCGCCAAGAGACAATCAAGAACAGCACAAAAAAGCAGTAGCGCAATTGCGGAAGACCGGAAAAATCCGAGACGCTGCAAGTGCGTTTGAACGGTTCGTTTAATTCAAGGATTCAATCATGGCAACCTACCAAACCTATACCTCCATCGGTCAACGGGAATCACTTTCCGATGTGATCTACTCTATTTCACCAACCGACACTCCATTTATGTCATCCATTGGTAAGGGCAAAGCAACCGCTACCAATCACGAATGGATGACTGATTCACTTGCGAGTGCAGTTTTGACGAATGCGGCTGTTGAAGGGGACACGGCATCTGATGCCACTATTGCTGTCACCACTCGCATTGGCAACAAGACTCAGATCAGCCAAAAGACCGTGAAAATCTCCGGCACTTTGGAAGCTGTTGATAAAGCAGGGCGCAAATCTGAGAAAAGTTATCAATTAGCGAAAGCAAGCGCAGAAATTAAGCGAGACATGGAGACCACTCTGTTGTCAAACCAAGCAAGCACGAACGGTAACTCAAGCACTGCTCGTAAATTGGGTGGTTTGCAAACATGGTTGGCTACCAATGGTGACTTCGGCACAAGCGGTGTTGCTGGCGCAAGCGGCACGACCACTCGTACCAACGGCACTAACCGCACCTTTGATGAGGCCACTCTGAAAACTGTGGTTAAAGAAGTGTATGCCTCCGGTGGCAATCCCAAAGTGTTGATGGTCAACCCCGGCCATAAACAGTTGGTCTCTGCCTTCACGGGTATTGCGGCTCAACGCTACATGGCTCCCGGTGATGCACCTACGACCATCGTGTCGGCGGCTGATATTTATTTGAGCGACTTCGGTTCAATTTCGATTGTTCCCAACAGGTTCATGACCAGCACCAACACTTGTGACGAAGTTGCGTTTGTGTTGGATGTGGACATGGCATCAGTTGCCTATCTGCGCCCCTTCCAAACCAACGAGTTGGCAAAGACGGGTGATGCGGAAGTGACTCAGTTGCTGGTGGAATACACCTTGCAAGTGAACAACGAAGCTGCCCACGGCATCATCGCTGACTTGACTCCCTAAGAGTGAATGCCCCCATGTTTAACCGCATGGGGGTTTTTCTATGAATGAGTTTCGTAAATCTGTTGCCCACGCTGATGGCGAAGGCGGCATCATTATTGAGACACGCCAAGATGTAACGGCAAACATTGAGCAAAATCTAAAGGAATTCAATTCCTACGATGAACGCGCAAAGTGGTCGGATGACATTTTTGGTAACAAGATAGCTTCAATCCCATTGACGGTGATTGATGATCTAAACGCAAAAGGCATCATGCGGGGATTTGCTGTAATCGATGAAAAGCAAATGAAGGCATGGCTTAACAATCCCGATAACAGATTTTTCAGAACTAGACCGGGGAAAGTATGAGCATTGCGACATTCTCTGAACTCAGTACAGCGGTTGCCAACTATTTGGCCCGTAGTGACTTGACCGATCAGATTCCCGACTTCATTCGGTTTGCAGAACTGAGGCTTCGCAGAGAACTCCGCATTCGGCAAATGCTCAAA